TTTTTCAGATTCTGATATTACTTGTGGAGAAACATCAAATGTAGTATAATCAATCAATAATTGCTTAGTCATTTATTTCTCCTAGAATTTTCTCAATTTTTCAGAAATTCTCACCATCTTCTCCGATATTTTTTGTAGGTTAGACCTTGTGCTTTTCCAATACTTTGTAGAATCTACACCTGCTTCTGATTTAAGCTTCATATTTTGATTAACTATTCTTTCAATCTTAAATAATTTACTATTAACTTCTTTTATAGCTCTATTTACTTTTTGCTTTGGACTTGCAGATTCATCTTTTTTATAGTCTCTATATGTAGCTTCGCCTAAAAACATTTGTCTAGACAATTTCTTAAATGCAGATTCTTTCATATTTTTCTTCTTTTTTTTCTTAAAAGCTTTAGGAACATCAAATGCTTCTCCGCCTGGGGCCGCTGTCGTAACATTTAATTCTTCTAATTCTATTTCTTCTTCTTTTATTTTTTTGAAGTCGTTTTCAAACATTTTATCTAGTTTTTTATTTAGTGACATTTTTTAATTCTCCAATTAAATCATATCCTCTTAAAACAGATATAATATATTTATCTCTAACGTTTTTATCTTTTTTTATTCCTCTAAGCTGAGATATTACTTCCATTAATTTTATCTTTACAACTTTATTATTTACTTTTTTAGTTAGTATTGCTAAACTTTTTGCTGTAGAAGTAATTTCTTTATGAAGATATTGTTTCAATTTTGAAGTATTTGATATATTGTTTATATATTCTTTTAATAGTGATTTTTGAGCATTTGTCAATGATTTACCCCATTTTTTATTAAATTTTTCTAACAATATCTTATATGATAATAACCTTATATCTTTATCTTGTTTTTGATATATGTCATGAGACTCTTTTAATTTTTTACCGGTTTTTCCAACAATTGTTTCAACCAAATTATATCTATATTTTACTTCTTTTGTTGGAGTATTTTTACCCTCAAATAAACAATACACAGACGCATTATTCAAATAGTTATTTACTTTTTGTGAAAAAAAGTCTTCTAAAATATAATTCTTTTTTATTTCTTTTATTAAATTATATTTTTGTCTTCTTAATGTTGACAAATTCAAAGATTTATGTTCTCGTAATACTGCGTTTATGAATGTATTAGCTTTTGATTCTGTTGAAAACTTTTCATTTAGTAATGTTTGATATAATCCTAATTCTCGCTTAAGAGTTGTGTTTTTCTTAAAAAATTCTCGTATAATCTTAATTGCAGCTGGATTTTTTACACCTGATAGTGTATCATTTGTCACTTGTCTAACTAGTAATTCAAACAGTATTCCTGTGTTTTTGTATTTTGAGTGTTTAGCCATATTTTATAGTCCTAACATACTTTTTAATATAAATATCATGCAAAATAATTAAATTTCATTCTCTATAATGTTATTCTCATTTAACAGTTTAGAAGAATCATGTTTTTTAGGCATGCTTTTATATAAACCTTTAACCATAGCGTTTCTATCTTCTTTGGTCATCATTCTACGTTTACTTTTATTGTTTTTTAACTTTGTGTCTCTAGATCGTTCTTCCTTTCCTATTGTATCTCTACCTCTAGCTGCATCTTGAGAGCCATAATGAGTTGGTTCTTTAGGTCTTCCTTGGCCTGGCTTATTTTTCTTTTCAGATATTTCACCTTCATCATCATTTTCCCATAAACCTTGCGTATCAGCTGCATCTGTGTTGTCTACATCTACTGTTGCTAGTGTATGCGGAGTTCCTAATGCTTCACCAGATTTTAATGGGTCATTTCCTTCATTTTCAATTTGATATTTTCTAAATTTCTGTTTTATATCACCAAGAACATTTTTTCGTTCTTCTTCAATTTCAGTATCAGACAAATTAAATATATTTTTATACATCCATTCTTCACTAACCATTTGTAAGTCTTTCATACTTGATGCTAGTGTGACTTTTGTGTCCCATAATTCTAATTTCTCTTGTTCATGTATTGTTGATGGGTTAGATAACTCTAATGAAAAGTCAACCATATCTTCATCTGAAAATCCTTGTGAATATAAATGTACTAAACCTATCTTTGTTAATTCAGATATAAAAATTCTTTGTATTCTTTCAATTGTTCTCGCGAATCTTACATCTTGTGCTGCTAATGTTGCTTTACCTTCTACTCCTTCTTCATATCCTAAAAATGCTTTTGGTATTTTTAATGCTGCAAACATTCTATGTTTTAGATAATCTATATCATCTATTCCTGTCCAATCCATTCCTGACATTGTATCTATTTCTGTTCCAGATTGACCTCCTCTAACTGGAAGATATACATCTTCTAACATATTTTGCATATTAAATTTTAAGTTATACTGACCTGTAGTTTGGTCTATATATGGAGTTTTTTTCATTTGTTGAATAACTCTTTGCATATATGTGTCTACTTCGTTTGGCGGTATATTTCCAATATCAATTTTGTATATTCGTTTTTCTGGAGCTCTCATTATTCTATGAATTAACATTGCATCTTCCATAAGAGATAATTGCTTAAAAACTTTTCTAGCTGGCTCAATCATTGATTTTCCATATGGTAAAAAGTTCATATCATTTAATAATCTAAAATGTGCTATTTCATAATTTCCATATACAGTTTTTGTACCTAAATGGCCTGATGATGCCGATCCTCCCATTGCAGGGTCATGTGTAAATTCAACCAATTCAGGGTTTTCAGGGTCTAAGCCTTCGTCTCTATACATTTCATATGATGACATTGGTATAACATTTGTCACACCTAATTTTTCAACAATATCCATTTTAAGATAAAAGTCTCCATATTTACACATGTTACGTATCCATGGCCATATATTAAATTCAATGTTTAGTATATCATAATATAAATTAGTTAATACTTTTTGAACATTTTCATTTTTAGTATGAATTGTCAATACGTCGCCAAATTCATCTTTTAGCGTAGATTCGTCTGCATAAATATCTAGTGCTGATGAAATTATTGAATCTTCATCCATAACTTCATAGTCAGTATATAATTCTAATCTTAATGTGTGAAAATTTGCTTGTTGATTATATCCATATGTTCCTTGTGATTGATATATTTTATTAAACCTATCAACCATTTTATTAGTTGCTAATTTTGTATTAGATTGTACTCTTCCTACGTCTGATACTTTTAACCCCGAGCTTGTCTTTCTGATGATTGTTCCTGTTGAAAATAATGTTTTTAGTCTTCCAAAAAATGTTTTATCTGATGCCATTGTATATTCCTTATTATATTAGCCAGGTTAAATCTTCTTCTTTTCCACCGATATTTTGTTTCCACGGGTCAGAAGGCAAATTTGCTGTTCTTGCGTTATATGCTCCTTGTGTATTTCCCATATTGTTAATTGCTAACTTGTTTAATTCCATACCTTCATTATGAAGTTTTAATGCATGGTCTCTAACATATAAAGCAATTGAAAAAGCCATAGTTAAATCATCATTATATCCTCTTTGAGCTTCTGCTCTATGGCCTAGCCATATAAAAACAAATAACTCGTCAATTAATCGTGTTGACTTAACAATACATGCCTTTTCTCTAAAATAAATATCAAGTTTGGATATCAAAAGTGGTCTGGTGCGAGATGTTGTACTAAAACCTGGCGTCATGTTTTCTCTATTTTTCAAATCGTAACCTTTACTTAATTGTGTTGCCGCATCATGTACCCCTTCATGTTTATATGTATAATATAAATTCCTATATCCTCTATCTATTGCAGGCTGAATAGCTGCCCATCCTATATTCGCGTTTTCCACGACTAGTAATGCTTCATTATATTCAGTTGCAACATTTACTAATAAATTGCCGAATTCTTTAGTTCCTATTTGGTTCTTATATTCAGCAACTTGTTCCATTTTTTCCACATCAATAACATGAAAGGCTGAAAAATCGCTAGAGTCTCCTCTTGCGACGTCAGCTACTACCATGTATGAACGTGTATAATCTGGATAACTCCATACCCAGTATTCTTGGTCTGCTCCTCTTTTTTCTATTGGGTCGCAGCACATATTATCTTGGAACCATTGTAATAATTCACCACTTACAACAGTATTACCAGAAGATATAAAATCGCAATCACATTCTTGTGACGCCATTTTTTTCCCCAATAATGAATCTTGTCTATCTCTCCATTCTTGGTTTCTTTCTGGGTGCCGTGTCCAATGCAGTTTAATTGGAAAAAATTCTCCAACATTTTGCTCAGCATCTACCCATGTTCTATGGAATAAATTACCTGTACCATTA